CCGACTGGCCGGTGCCATTTCACTCCAAATTATCGCTGTCTTGCCTTTAGCTATTGCCTGCCGCCAGCGGCCATGATTAGAATACACGGAAGTCTGCAAGCGTTTATTTCACGGAGGAGCTATGACCGCTACTGCGATCACGACGATCACCGTAGTCGAAGATAAGATCGTCATGGGCAACACCCAAATGACCATGGTCGTCGAGATACCCAAGAGTCAATCCCCAGAGAGCCTCACCTCAATGAACACACGTCAGTGGATCATGAATGAGGCGCGCTCGCGCGGCTTCCCGGCCCACGGTCTAGGCTCGATACCACAACCATATCCGGTCGATGCCAACGGCAATACCGACGACGAGCTGATTATGGGCAAACGTGACTTCGTTGCCTGGCGAGCCGACTACCAGATCTATGCAGGCGTCAGATGAGCCTCAGCCTGGAAGACATCCTGAAAGTCATGCCCGGCTTCACACGGACCAGGCAGATCAAGGTGCTGAAGTTGCTGGGACACTCCGAAGACCTCGCTTCGAGCACTATGCTCACCCCCGGAGAGACATTGTTCTTCTGGGTAGCCCAACTGCTATTTCACCGGCTGCCAATCGACCAGGATGCCCAGGACCTGATCCTGGAAAAGTTCAAAGACACCCTCGTCGACTACGGCAACCAGCTCGCCGAGGCAATCGAGAAGACGCCACGGCAGACGCCGGTCGGCAACCTGATCCTTTCCGATAGACGCTACGTCGTCGTCAGTGGCAAGGACGCCTTCCTCGACCTGAGGGAGGCCAAGTTCGTCGACCATGTCAACCTGTTGCCACTGGAGATCATGACCTACAACCTGGCAGCTCTATACGGTCGCAACACGATCCAGCTCAAACGTCTAGCTGGGCGGCCAAAACAGCCCGAGAGAGAATGTAAGCAGGAACCTTAACCGAAGGAGCTGCCATGCCTAGCCAGAGCTACATACCGCCCGGGAAGCACCCACTACAGCCGTACTGGAAGAACGACGACACCTTCGCGTTCGTCCTGCTAACGATGTTCCTCGATACCTACGGAACCGAGGGGCTAAGCTGGCTGCCAGAAACAATCGAGATTGAAGTCGAGACCGATTTCGACGTCAATCTATCGTACGACAACTACGAGAAGCTGATGACGGCAATCAACCTCATGACCAACAACAGCTTCTTCGTCTCACCGCCTGACTTTGCCCGTGCCTGTGTCGTCCTCTCAGGCCACCACGTCGCCGACCAGTTCGATCTGCCTGATGCAGCCGAAGTCGCCTGGGGCGTCACCGAGGCATTACTCATCAACCCGCCAGACAAAAACCAGAATAAGATTTTCCGCGATGAAATCACTGCCCTGATCGGCCACGTTCTCGATCAAGAAGGCATTCTAAATCCACCTGACGTGCTACGGATCGCCACCCGTGATCAGGATCTGGTGGATCGGGTAAACTACGAATTCAGCGACGACCCGGAGATGTTCTTGGCCATTCAGAAAATCGAAGCCGACAAATCTGACAACATCAACAGAATCGTACGCCGCAAGATGCAGGCCATGCTGGGCCAGCTACGCGGCCTACCACTTCGCAACGGCAAAGCCGAGTCGCTGGCAGCAAAGATGCTTGAGCAGCTGCCCGAAGACGAAGTCCAGCCACTCTGAATTTTCTAAAACTCAATCGAAACCACCACGACCACTGCCGTGGACGAGGCCTGGCAGTCGTCGACGGCCAGCTGATCCTTCAGGCCGGTGCCAGTGAACTGCCGCGTCATTTCCTGGCCATATTCCAACGAAAGACGAACTACAAGTTCTACTTGGCCTGGACAACTCGACGCAACGACCGGCTCTTCCAGTTGTTGAACAAAAAAGCTAGAAGCCTACAATGACTACCTGGCTGGAAGAAATAAGGAAGCGGAAGAAACGGAAGATCACGGCATATCGAAATTACTGAACAATCTCAAGGTGGTCATTGGTCACAGATCATCCGCCTGGCCGTAAAGCCGGCGGTACTACCAGCTGACTGGACAACCAAAAACGAGGTGCCCAGTACAGAATAAGATTCTTCCACCGGCACTTGGTCCGATGACCAAGGCGAACGCGCCGGGCTCATCCTCCTAAGCTCAGCCAGTCTTCCGGAGTAGCAGGAAGTCAGAATGCCTGTCAGCAGGCTGAGAATCGTAACGTAAACCGGTCTTCAATTATGGAGGTCCAAAAATGAACTACGTCTACAATGATGGACGGTGCTCGGGTGGACGACGCCCCCGCCTCTACCTGGCCAAAGGTGGCCAGATTGTGAAGTTCGAAGGGGCAAATATACCCGGCTACTGTGCGATTACGAAAGAGGTGTTCGAGAAAAACGGAAACTTCTCGAACACAACGTTCGACTTACTTCTCGCCCCAGGAGTCAGGCCGTTGTATTTCCTGTCGCCATTGCACAGGACCTGGGGCGACAATTTAGGATCCTGGGCCGAGGTAGCCCAAGAGCTTGGGCTGCCGGTGGAAGTGGCTCAAAAGATCGTCAGGGAGGAGTACCCTTCCACGGCAGCCCGTCTCGACGAAGTGGAAAGGTTCGTTGCATCCCTCGGCACCGAGGCCGAGGTTGAGACCGTAATCGTTGTTTTTGGCTCACCGACCAGAAGACAAAGCCGGGCTGGTTACTGGAATGAACCCAAATACGGGAAGACCACGGATGGTCGCAAGGTTGTTGTCCAGCCGGGGCCTAAAGGCTGGGGAGAGGCTGTGGCTGTCGAACCAGAAGGGGCTAGAGTTGTTTCTTGCCGGCACACGCCGGCAATGCACGGGGGAATCTGGAATATTGAGGTGATTGTTCCAATTTCTAATCAGTGAGAAAGGAGCTACCATGAAAGACATAATCAGCAAGAATGGCCGCCTGTACTACCGCTTTGAGGCGACTGGCTTCCCGAGCGAGGCCGCTGCCCAGGCTGCCGCTGACAAATGGGTGACTGACATATACGTAGACGGAAAGTGCATCTTCGACGCTGAGAGGGCGCTAGCGGCGCGTACGGCAGTAAGTCCTGGAGGGGATATAGCCGTGTCTATCCTGGAATGGTCTGATCAATGGACCACTCTGCGTATCGGCACGGCTTCCCTGCGATTGGTAGCGACCTCGACGACGCCTCTGACGCCACGGCTCAAGCGCAGCCGAGGAGAATTCCTACGAGGTGACGATGAACGGCATATCGTAGACTCCTATCTTGGCGAAGGAGCCTACGACAACGAGTTCACCACAGACGACAAAATCAACGATGCACTGATACGAGGTGGCATGTAGTACGGTACGACTTACGTTCCCCGGCCGCTGCGGCCGGGGGCAGCATGCCGGCAGCTGACAATGCCGGCCAGCACGAGTGAAGCCGCGACGCCACCCCAGCGGTGGCGTCGCGGCGGGTGGTTCCCGCCGCCTGATGATGGCAGCCAATCCATCGCAACCTCGAATGAGGAGATTCATCATGCAGAAGGACGAAGTCAAGATAGGCAGCACATACCTGGCCAAGGTGAGTAACTGGATTGTCCCAGTGCAAATACTCGGCGAAAGCCATTCCGGGGGGTGGATCGGGATCAACAAACGGACCAACCGGAAGATCCACATCAAGAGAGCGCAGCGCTTGCTATACCTAGTCGGCTGACTTCAGCTGCCTCTTGAGGACAGCGGCATGAATCGCCTCCACACGTTCCTTTTCGCGAGCCGAGAACCATGACCACCGATTTCGTACAGGACCTCTACATCCACTTCAAGGCCGGCTATCCGGTCCTGGCAGTCAACAGCCCCGAGGAGGTCCGCTGCCTGAATCAGATCAAACGGGCTGCCTGCATGATCGCCCATGAACGTAAGATTAAGAACAGCGAGCTGCCTAGCGAGATTGCCGCATTGCTAGACAGCGAGCTGCAGATATCGATCAAGGACTGGGCTGTTGATGTTAACACCTACAAGCTAGACGCCATCAAGCTGATCGAGCTTTTCGACCTGCTTTCCAAAGACGACGAACGGATCGAAGACGCCACCAAAGTGGCCAAGTTCCTCGACAGCAAGGGCTATCCGGTCGTGACCTGGGATAGCATCAACGGCTTCGATAACAATGCCGGCGGCAACGAAGCCCTAGTCGACTCGTTCGCATTGCTAACCGACAAGAAGAAGTTTCCCACCCACTGCGTCGTCGTCTTCAAAGACGCCCATCACTACCTGAACAGCCCGGAAACGCCTGTCTACCGACGGGCCCTTCGCAACCTGGCTGAAACCAACATCCTAGTCGGTACCGAGATCCGCCGGCTAGTACTGCTGCTTCAGCCCGACTGGGTGCCACACAAAGACATCGACCACTGTGTCACGTTCGTTGACTTCCAACTCCCCAACGTCGAACAACTGGACCGCGAGATCAGCTATGTCCAGATCTCAGCCGGTGCCGACAAGTTCCCGTGCAGTAATGAGCTGAGACATCAACTCCGCCAATCCCTACGCGGCTTCACGCAGATCGAGGCCCAGAACGCCCTGTTCTACTGCCTCGCCAAACATAAGAAGTTCGAGACGGAAATGCTCAAAACCGTCTACCGGCTGAAGGCCACAGCTGTCAGCAAGGACGACGTTCTGCAAATCGTCGACAGCGATCTGCTGCCCGACTTCAGCCACTTCGGCGGCTTCGAGAACTACATAGAGTTCGTAGATGAAGTGGACGCCTGCTCCACCGAGGAAGCTCAGAAGCTAGGTATCAAGCCACCTAAGGGCTGCACCATCGTCGGCATCCCTGGTACCGGCAAGAGCCGAATCGCCCTGGCAACGGCGAAGCGACTGCGAAAGCCTCTCATCAAGTTCGATCTGGGCGCCGTATTTGGCAGCCTGGTCGGCCAGTCCGAGGCGACCATGCGGCTGACACTTAAGCGAATCACTGCTCAGGGCCCGTGTGTGCTGCTGATTGACGAGGCAGACAAGGCGTTTGGCGGTGTGGTCAGCTCCGCGGATTCGGGCGACTCCGGCGTTAGCCGGCGTGTCTTCGGTCGCCTGCTTTCATGGATGGCAAACGAGAACAAGGAAGCATTCGTCATCATGACCATGAACCGTACGCTGGGCGTGCCGCCAGAGATCTTGCGGGCCGGCCGGCTTGACGCCACGTTCTACACGACATTCCCGTCGGACCAGGACCGCGAGGAGATCATCAAGATCCACCTGGACCTCAACGGTGTCAACCACAACAAACTTGGCCTGACCAAAGGCAACTGGTCCGATCTGGTCAAGATGACGGAGAACTTCGTCGGCGCCGAGCTAGAGCAGCTCGTCCTGAAAGCGATCCGAACGTCTTTCAGAAAGAACAAGAAGATCGAACCCTCGATGAAAGATTTCGAGGAAGCACGTCAAGTAGTAAGCCCGATGGCAGTCATCGACAAGGCAGGTATTGACGAGATTGATCGGTGGTGCAAGGATCGGGCCATTCCGGTCAGCAAGACGAAAAAGGTCGCACGGACGGTAAACGTCAACATACGGCGTAGCCTGGGAGGCGACCCGTCGTCAAACTAGCGTGAAACTGATCCAATACTCGGAAAACAAGAAAACTTATGACTGCTACCCTTGAACTGGAGCCTGAAGTGGCCAAGCACAACACTTCCCTGGAAGACCAGGGCATTAAACTGACCAAAGAGCTAGACAAGCACATCCTGTGCTGCAAGATCACTGTTCACATGTGGCGAGGTCAGTTCAAAATCCGCGACGCCAAGGTGAAGGTAGGCGAGATCCAGCTCAACGACGAGTTGATCACCAATCCGCGGTGGAAGCTGCTACCCGACAAGTGGGCAGAAAAATTCAACAAAGTCGAGCAGAAAATCAACAACTTGGTGGACCGTTACCGGCCGCTCAACAGCGAGAACTGCAAGTTCCCGCTGCCCGGCGTCGAGATCTTGCCGCGCAAGGTGGCGCCCAAAGTCTTCAGGCAGATCAAACAGATAGAGGAAACAGAGTTCCACCCGCTAGTGGATGAGTTCGTCAAAGCCTTCCCCAGCATTGTCGAGACGATCAAGACCAACCTCACGAAGGAAGACGCAAGCAAGGGGGAGAAGCAGTTCAACATGCTCCTGCCATTCCTGCCGCGCGACCAGAACTGGCTGCGAGACAAGTTCTGGATCGAGAAGCAGGTCGTGCCCATCAAGTTCGCTGAAGGAGCAGTTTTCGGCCTGTTCGAGGGTGACGAGGCGGAGGAGTTCGCCGACGAGATCGGCAAGTACGCCGAGAACTTCTCGCGCAACGTGGCCCAGACCATCGTCGCTGGTCTACACGAGGAAATGGCCAAGGCAGTTGCCAACCTAGAGGAACGGATCGCCACCGAGGGTGTCGTCAAGGGCGGCACCCTGGGCATGGTCCGGCGGTCCTTTGAGAAGATCAAGAACTTCAGCTTCTGCGCCTCGCCGGAGATGCTGGCCAAGATCCAGGCCGTCGAACAGCACCTGAGCTTCACCTCGCACAGAGAGATAAACGAGGACATCCGTCACGGTTCCGGAGACATCGCCAGAGGTCTGAGCAAAGTCCTAGCCGACCTAACCAAACACTGTGCAGCCGAATCGGCTTCGCTGATGGCGCATGGCCGTACGCGCCGCACGTTAGAGTGATCCTACGGCGAACGTAACAAGGTCGCAGCAGCCCCAGCGACAATTCCGTCAGTAACTGCCGCCTCCCAGGCGAAGTCCAAGGTAGCCACTCTCGCCAAGGAAGTGGATGCTGCTGTTCTGTCGCATGACGGTATCAAGGGAGTAATTCATCGAGGGAGTAATTCAATGACCGCGCAAGGTTTCGGAGAACTAAGATGTATCAAATGCAGTGAAACAGGCCCAATCAAGTTCCACCTCGACGATTGCAACACTTTCACCTGTGTAAACTGCGAAAGCGAGTTCGATCTCGACGAAGTGTGTGAGACCATCGACAGCTGGAGAAAGGTCCTGGCCTGGATCAACACCCTCTTGCAGAAAGAAGATCCTCACGGACAAAAACCATCTGAGTAAGCTGGTCCTGATTGATAAGGGACCGGTAAAGAACACACATGAAAGGGTCGTATAATGAGCCACGTTTCAGCTCTCAAGGTCCGCGTCAAGAACCTAGATGCCCTCAAGATGGCTGCGTCCGAGCTGGGCCTAGAATTCGTCGAAGGACAGAAGCACTTCAAATGGTACGGCCGCTGGCTGAATGACTGGCACGGCCAGTCAGCAGCCTACAAGCACGGTATCGATCCTAGCAGGTACGGCACCTGCGACCACGCTATCCGCTTGAAGGATGCTGCGGACAAAGCCTATGAAGTTGGTGTCGTCGCCATGCCAGACGGCACCTATGTCCTGTGCTGGGACAACTGGCAGGGAGGATTCGGCTTGGCTGACAAGATTGGCACCGACGGAGAGAAGCTGATGCAGAGCTATGTCAAGCATGCCGTTGTCATCAAGGCCGCCAAGAAGGGATACAAGGTCACCAACATCGAGGTCCTGGACAAGGGCCAGCTCAAAATACACATGCAACAGAAGATGTAAGACGAGACAATGAAGTTAAAAAAGTCATAGTAGAAAGAAGTAATAGACGGCTACTGACAGAAGGAGCTAAAACGTGCCGCTAGAACCCGGAAAAATGATCATCACCATCAGCCCTGACGGCTCGACTGTCGAGCTAGAAGTCAAAGGTGTAAAGGGACCGGCATGCTTGGAGCTAACAAAGGAAATAGAAAATGAAATCGGTGACGTCATCGAGCGTAAGCTCACTAGCGACTACCACCAGAAAACCACACACACGGAGCATCAGTCTCTTCGTGGCAGATGACACAGTTAAATTCATTTACGATGACGACATACAGGAGATCATCCAGGAAGCCGTCGGCGACCTAATCGCTATCCGGCGGGCATCGTACATCGAACCATCAGCACGCACGCCCGGCCACTGGGAAGCAGACATGGAACCGACCGCTGGCATCCCCTGCATGCTTGGACCATTTCCTACACGACGAGCAGCCCTGGCTGCCGAGCATGCCTTCCTGGAGGCATACCTCGGCGGCACACCGATCGACCAGTGTTTGACAGCCGCCGAGGAGGCAAGCCGTACTGTTTAGCTGTAACGTAAGATCTACTACTCCATATGGACAGCAAGAAAGAGGACAAGAAGGTGAATTCCACTCAGATCAATGATCAGAAGCATAACATCGAGAACATTACCACGGTAGACAGAAAGGAGAACAACAACGATGAGGAAGCTGTCAGGTGGCGCTAACGCAGAGGCATTCCTGGCGGCCCTTGACGACATCTTCACCCTTTCGGGCCTGGAATGGAACGACAAAGCGAAGCTGCTCGTCATGGGACGCTTCCTGGAATACATGTCCGGCGAAACGCCGTACGTCTTTTATCAATTCGAGAAGTTCATTCAGGAACAAGCCAACAAGGAGAGCGTTACGAACTGATCGAAATGGCCCGGAATACGCAATCTACGGATGAGGCTAAACAAAAGCAGGCCCCGAGCAACCGCTCGGGGCCTTTGAGTTTTGGAAAACTCAAACCATGACCAGATCGGGAACCATACTTCGCGACAGACCGATCAGCAGATCCTGGATCATCCGCAGACGGCCTGATACCTCGTGGCCAGCTCACGGAGGTACTCGCGGGAGATCTTGATCGACTCGGCCGATGCCTCCTTGGCGATCGGCCTGACGCCGGCCTGGAGCATCAGCTTGTCGAACAAGTCGGCGAAGCCGCGGTCCATCGTAGGCACGATCTCAGCGGCTTTCTCGCTGTCAATGTGAATACCGTCGCTCGTGATAGCGTTGGCGAAATCATCGCCTAGCAAGTCGCGGACTTTGGCAATCTTGACCTTCTCGAGGTCAGACAGACGGTAGATGTTACCGGTGGTCGTTGAGCAGTGCTCACGGGCCACGCTAGCCATCTTCTCGCCGGTGATGCCAAACAGTACATCCTCAGGGCGAGGGAAATCCTTGCCATACTGAGTTACCAAACCGTACTTGCGGTCGAACATGTCAATAGTGGCAGCGATCTTCACCAGAGCGCCAGGCTCGCGGATCTTCGACGGACTCTTGGTGATAGTCTCTGCCAGCTTGATCAGAGCTGCCTGCTCTGGTGTTTCCGGACCTGGACCCTTACGGGATGCATAGACACGACTGAGAATCAGATCTGCACATTCCCGGGAAGTACAGGTTCCATATCCTGCCTGCTTCTCCAATTCGTACCTGGTCTCGTCATCGAACTTGACGCCGACGGCAGCGGCCTTGCACATGATCTTGTCAGCCATCTGTTGACGCATATCAAAGGGCATCTTGTGGCGCCAACGAAGCAGGTAGGCGGCAGCCTTGGTAATCTCGGTCGGATTCCGCATGGGGTAGTGCCGCTCGGAGCCGACCACAAGGGCAAAGTCGTCATCGGACAGTTCGGCCTCGGTGCCATGCTTTGCCTGAGCGATTTTTTCGATAAGAGCCTCCACCGAGCGCTCAATTCCGTGTACCTTAGCAGCATGCAAGATGCGTGCTTCAATGAGCTGAGCATCGTCCCTGCGGAACTCTGCCTTCTTCTCCTGGAAGAACGCCATGCTGGTCCAGGTGGCCGCCGCAGTATGACACGGGAAGAGGTTGTGACGAGGGTCGCCGTAGACGTGAGGCGGAAGCTGCCCTTCCTCGCCGCACAACTCGCTGATACTGGCATTTTTCACAAATTCCGGCGGACCGTACAACTGGTTGATACGGTAAAGCTGACGGCCGCTAAGATCACGGGTTTGGTCCATGAATAGAATCCCTTCCATTCTCTGCTGGTCGAAAGTTCTAACAGCTCTCAGTGTGCCGCCTGACATCCAGGTGCTGCCATGTTTTACACGTTGCCCGGTCTGCCGGTCAAACCGGCTTTCCATTCACCAGGATACCATTTTTGGCGGTGAATGGCACTTCTGTTACGACTGCAAAACGGCCGGAGA